TATCGCTGAATCAAGACAAATCAGTGTTGGTATTGGAACAACTGTCAACCAGACAGGTGTCACTGATACTCTTGTTGTTGGCAACAAAGTTGTTCAGAAAAACACTGGAGCATTTGGTTTCCTCAAACAGTTCTCTGGTATTGCCACTGGACCAATGCAAATAACTGCTGCAGGTATTGGATTTACTCCTTCTGCAGGAACATTGACATATACTGGTGTTGCATTGACATCAGTGACTGGAAGAGGACGTGATGCAACTGCTGACATCACTATCCAGGATGGTATTGCTATTGGTGCAACAATTAATGCTGGTGGTAGTGATTATGTTGTTGGTGATATTGTTTCACCAATTGTTATTGGATCAAAAGAACTTGGTGGTGGTGCAAGATTTACTGTTGGTATTATCACTGCATCAGATGCACTTCTTCTGAAAAATGTTCAGGGTGAATTCAGCACAAATGCTAATGATTACCTTGAGTATGATTCAACTGCTGGCACAAGACTGTCACTTAATGCTGGTGTTGGTGGTTCAGTTGTTCCAACCACATCAGTTGTCATTACAGATGGTCTTCACTTGAAGATTAGACAGAGAAATCATGGAATGTACTCTACCACAAATAAAGTTAGAGTAAGACAAGTGACAGGAAGTGGAAGACCTACAAGTCTTCTGACAAATGTCACAAGAGACGCTACTGCAAACATTGCTATTGCAAATACAACTGGATTTGATACCTTTGAAAATGTAGGTGTATCAAACACTAATCCAGGATATGTTCAGATTGGAGATGAAATCCTTAAATATGAGGGAATCACCTCTGGTTCAGGTGTAACTGGAACATTGACTGGAATTGGTAGAGCAGTTGATAGTGTTGCTTCCTCTCATGCAACTAATGACCTTGTTACTAAGTATGAGTTTAATAATGTATCACTTAGAAGAATCAACACAGTTCACAACCTGGTTGATGTGACTAAACCAGAACCACTTGCAATTGATCACTACCATATTAAACTTAATATGGCAGAGAATGGAACTGATAGAACTGGTATTGGTACATTCAGACCAGTTACAAACTATCTGACTGATGGACACACAAATGTTCAAACTGCAAAAGGAACATATAACATTCCTTATTCAGTAATTGTTCCTGACATTACATCTACTGCACCTGAGGGTGCATATATCCTTGCTTCTGCAAGATCCATCTCTGAAACTTCTGTTGATGGTACTGAAGTTGCATATATTGATCAAGGGTTCCAAGATATTCAATTCAATAAGAAGAATTACTTTGAAACTCAGAGAATGGTTGCTTCTGATGTAAACCAAGAGGAAATGCTTGATAACCTCCCTGGTAACAAGTCATTCACTCTCAATCTTGATCTTCTTACCTATGATGCAAGAATCTCTCCAATGATTGATTTGAACCACTCCTCTGTTGTATTTGTGTCCAACAGAGTTGATGGTCCAATCACTGACTTTGCTACTGATCCAAGAGTTGTTGGAATTCCACAGGATCCTAACAGCATGATTTACGTAACAAAGCAAGTTACACTTGAGAATCCTGCTACATCACTGAAAGTGTTCATTGATGCCTTCATTGCAAATTCAAGTGATGTAAGAATGTTCTATGCACTTGATCAAGATGTAAGTGCAAATGAAACTAAGTTCAAACCATTCCCTGGTACTGATAACATTGACCCATATGGTCAAGTTATTAATCCAACCAGATCAAATGGTACACCTGATGAGAAGAAGGAGAAGTCTGATAAGTTGACTCAGACACCTGCTATCAATGACTTTACTGAATATAAATTTACCATGGATAACCTTCCTCCATTCAAGTCATTCAGACTCAAACTGATTGGAACATCTGTAAACCAAGCAGTGGTTCCACAATTTAGAAACCTTAGAGCAATTGCATTGGCATGAGTTACATACCTGTTGAGGGCAATAAAAATTTGTCCAGAGATGGCAAAAATAATGCCATTATCAATACTAATAAAAATGAATATAGTGCATACATAAAAAATAGGGAGAAACTCAAATCTAATACAGAAAGAGTTGACTCCCTTGAGAAAAAAGTTGATGATTTGAAAGGTGACCTAGATGAAATCAAATCAATGTTAAAAGCAGTAATCAATGGCTAACAACACTATCACCTTTAATCCAGATTCTAATGCTGCGTATGGTGTAAACCTTACAATATTAGAAGGTGCTGATTTCAAATCTACATTCAAGGTAAAAAAGGAGAATAAATCTTCCTTTGATTTGAGTGGTTATTCAATTCATGCAAAGATGAAAAAGAGTGTTGCTATTGGAGCATCAACTGGTGGTATTCAGGGATTTACTGCTGGTATAACAAGTGCTGCTGCTGGTGAATTTAATATTTCTCTTACAGACACTATCACAAAAGACTTGAAACCAGGAAGATACTATTATGACATCAATGTTGTTAGTTCAGCATCAACAGTTTTTAAGATGGTGTCTGGAAATGTAGTAGTAGAAGGGGGTCTCCCAGTCTCCTAAATATAAAAAAGGATATAGTGTATAATGGCACAACCTTC